GACTTGCGTCTTGACCTCATCGGGAACCGCGAGCAGTGCTCGCAGTTGGTCCACCTGGTTATCGAGCTTCGCGGGCGTCCACAGCCCTGCGAACTCCATTGGGATGAGTATGCCGGACTCATCGATGATCGGCGAGCCGGGGAACACCTCATGCAGCTTGCGATCGGCTGCGTGCGCTTCCCAGGTGTGTACCCGGTCGATAATTGCCGACTCTTCCGACGTGGGCTTGAGTCCCGCCTCGGTTCGGTTTCGTGAGAACAGACGCGTTTTCTCTTCGACGGGGGCGAGCGTGTTCACAGACTGTACCGACTGCGCGGGCTCCGCTTCGTCGCGGTGCGCCCACCCGTTCCACGCAAGGTAGCCGTAAATGGCAGGCCACGCGAGGAGCGCACCGAGGTTGCCTTCGACGAACATCCACGGGGGAACCATGAGCGCGCATGCCGGAACAGCGATCACGAGCGCGCTCCGAAGCGCGCGCGTTCCGAATGCGCGCGCATTCACTTCGATGTCAGTGAGCGCGTGCGCGCGCACCGGGGGGACGCTCTGCGCGCGCCTGTTCTTGGATGCGCGCGCATGCGCGCGCATTGCCCGCTGCTGCTGTGCGCTCAGTGCGCGCGCGTCCTTCTCTTTGATGTGCGCTTCGATGCCCTCCGCGCGCGCCCAGCGCGCGGCGTCGTCCATGAGCGCGCGCGCACCCCGCAGGGTGTAACCCCACGAGGTGCGCGCCATGCGCGTGAGTGCGCGCTGTTCGTTCTGCTCATCAGTAAGAGAGGACATGCCACACCCATTCCCACGCGCCCGTCACCCAGAGCAGGAAACCTGCACTGATAGCAAGGAGAACCTGAACCACGCGGATGGGCAGCATGTCGATGACGCGTGACATCGCTCCGACGACAATCAGTGCTCCGATGAACCACAGAACCGTTTCCATGTCAGTGCCCAAACATGTTCGTGACCAGGCCAACCGCGAGCGCGGTCAACGCCTCGTAACCGAAGTTCACGATGGCGCCGATCCAACCGGACGTGCCATGTGCCGTGATCGGCGCGATGAACAGCATGGCCACTGCCCACCCGTTCACGCTGGGGTCTGCCTTGAGGTCAGCGATGACCATGAACATGGAGACGAAAAACGCGACCCCCATGACCAGCGTGGCAGGCCAGTTGTTGTCGTTCATCCACGTGGCTGTACCCGCGCCGATGGTCTGCGACCACTGGGAGGCATGGAACACGAACGATCCGAGTACCGAGAACGCCATGACTACGGGGGGAATCCAGTCCTGTTCGCGTCCCCATTTGTTCATGATGAACGCGGCTGTGAACAGGACTAGGGCCGTAATTCCGGCTCCCGACCACTCGACCGCACCGTTGTTGATAGTGTTGCTGATTTCGTCACCATTCATGATCGTTTGTCCTTTCGTCTCGATCTTAGGTCTGAATTAATTATACACCCGACCGGCACGGCACACCAGGCGGGTTGTCCCCTTGGTCGCGGTGACCTGCGAAAACACTTAGTGAGCGGTACTCTCGGCACACTGTGCCGGTGTGCCAAAACAGTGTTTCCGCAGGTCAATCGTGGTTTTCGGTGTGCCAGCGGGTGTGCCGCTGGCACGGTCCCGTCACACCCTTGGAGAAGGTGTGCCGGTCGCTGTGCCGCTAGTACCCGAGTGCCTTGCGCACGGGGGTGATCCACCTAGCGACGTGGCCCGGTGCCCGCTGCGCGGGCACCGCAAGCTCTTTGCGCGTGGGGAGCTTGCCGTTCTTCTCCACGAATTCCAGCATCCACGCTTTCATGTTCGCGGGTGCGGTGCTGTGCTCTTTGATCGCTTCGATCAGGTCAGACACGCTGTGCGTGCTCACGACCGGAGCAGGCGCGCGCACCTCTTCAACACGCGCGCTCGTCTCAGTGAGTGCGCGCGCGTCGTCGGGAACATGCGCGCTCACTTCGAGTGCGCGCGCGGGAGGCGCGCTCACCGGGCGCACTGCGCGCGCGTTGCTCGTGCGCGCGCTCATCGATGCGCGCTCATTCCAAGGATTCATGTGCGCAACCGCTTCAGGAGCGAGCGCGCGCGCACCGACGTAGCGCGCGGCGATGCGCGTCTGGATGCGCGCGCGCACTTCCGGCGTGAGAATGCCGAGCGCATCCGCGCGCGCCCACGCGCGATCATATGCGCGCTTGTAGAACGCGCACGTGATCTTGGGCCCAACGTTGGCCGCGTATGCCGTGTTGACAATGAGCGTGATGAGCCGTTCGGTAAGAACCTCGCTCGCGTCCTGCGAGGTCGCCTTGCCGCGCTTCATACGCCACCAGACGACCAGAGCGGACGGCTTGTGCGGCCTGCCAAAGGTGATGACCACGTGCCACGCGACAGCCGCGAGAAGTGGCCACAGCGCGAAGATGGGGCTGCCCCCACCCCACCAGGCGATGACGCCCATGAGGCTCGCCATGGTCCACACACCGGCTTCGTACCTGTTGAACCCGTCGCCTCTGGTCATGTGCCGGAGGGACAGCGCGCCCAGGATCGCAAGCCAAGCCTCGAACACGATCACCGCGGAGATCGCCGCGTCAACGGAGGTGAGCCCGATGTGCTGGATAGCGGTGATCGTGGCGTGCGCGCTCAGGTTCGTCGCCGCGAGCGCAACGAGCGCGACCGCGCTCATGAGCGTGATGCGCAATCGCGCGTCTGCGCGCGCGCCTGATGCGCGCGCGTCTGCCTTGCGCTGCGCGCGCGCTTCCATGTCGGGGCGCTTGATCTCGCCCCAGATGCGCGCGCGCTCACGTGCGCGCTCGCGCGCGCCTTGGGAGGTTCGCCAGAGGATGAGCGCGAGCATGAGCGCGCCAAGCGCGCACGTGCTCACGAGTGCGCCTGACGGTGTTGACGTAAAATCGTTCATCATGAGTCCTTCATCTTGGGGGAGCTCCACCATAGCACGAAAGAAAGCGGGCCCCCAAGAGAGGACCCGCTTTGAACTTCGCCGATGCAAAACGGCTCCGCTCGTGTCCCGCACTCATCGGGACGTGTGAAGTTTGACGTCAGTAGGCAGTGTTCCCGTTGGACTTCATCGACGTGCGGCCACACTCCGAAGTCCTGGGCTCTGATGGCTCTGACGGGTGGTATCAAGAGTGTCTAGAATCTTGACCCCCACCGTGGAGTATCCGGGAATCGAACCCAGGTCTATGGGCCTAAAGCCCATCGCATTGACCACTCATGCTGATACCCCTTGGCAAGCTCCGGTTTAACGAGGGGAGCCTACGAGACGCCTCGGAACAGTTGTGCGGCTTTACCTGCCTAGGGCCGGTAGGGGACACGAGGACTGTACAACCTCCGTAGCGAGTGCGTGATTCGAACACGCGATCTCCAGTTTATGAGACTGGCGAGGACAACCGAACTCCTCTAACCCGCTATGTGCCGGACCGAAGCCCGGACTTTGATCTTACTAGATGCGGGGCCCGAAGGCCCCGCCCTTGCCTAGCGGTAGTTGTGAACCCGACGCCACCGCCCGAAAGCCTTGCCATTCTCAAGACTCATCGTCGCGATGATGTCGTTAGAACGCTTCGCGAGGTTTTCAAGGGACTTCATCATGCGAACCACGCGCCACTCCGGGGTTCCGCAGCCGCGGAATGCGAGCGCGGTGCGCTGCGCGTTTTCGTCGTCCAGGGCGGTGCGCAGCTCGGTGAACAGGTTTTCCTGCTCTTCAGTGAACACCTCAACATCGCGCTCTTCGATGTGCATCCAGCCCTTGACCGCGTTCGGGCGGGGGTCGTTGGACATGTCCATGATGAACTTGGAGGCTTCGGCGTAGGTCATCACGTCGGTGATGTCTTCGCCGGTGGCATCTTCGACGACAACGAAGATTCGAGTGAGCTTGCGAGCGTCCCAAGCCGCGTCCTCTGCGGTGTAGTCCGGCAGGGTGGAGGTGGAACCGGGGGTGTTGGTGATGGTGTAGCTGCTCATCGTCTTATCCTCACGTCGTTGATCTTCATCTTGCTAATACAAGTAATCTATCAGTGTCCCCCGGGGCTGTCAACCCCGGGGTCAAACTTTCTTGTTTCCGCAGGTCAGGCCAGGTACCACAGGTATTTGGTGCCTTCGACGTTCTCCATGCGAACCTTCCCATCACTCTGGAGTCTGCGAAGCGACGTGTACACGTTCGCCTCCTTCTCCTGGAGTTCCGTAGCGAGCTGCGGCTTCGACAGCCCTTCGGGGCTCTCGGCGAGGAGCTGGAGGATCGTAGCGTTCCGCTTGGCGACCGCAGCGGACATCGGACGGCCGCGCTTGGGCTCCGGCTCCGAAACGTATTCCGGCACCATCGAATCCTCGCGTGATCCTTCCACGCTGGCGGGATCGATCTCCGCAATGAACGTGTCGAGTGCGGACGTCGCAGTCTCGATCGGTGCAGCCGCATGGACGAGCGCAGCCGCTTCCGCAGCCGCAGCCTTCATCGCTTCGAGGTCAGGCTTCGGCTCCGCTACCGGCGTAGGCGTCGCGCGGGGAGCGGCCTTGGGAGCGGGTTCCGCTACCTTCCGCTGCATCTCCGCACGTTTCTCGAACGCGTTCTTTTTCTGTCGGTTTGTTGCCACGTACACGAGTTTACCTCCAAAGAGTGAAAGGGGCTCCCAACCGGGAGCCCCTTGGGTGTTCTAGAAACCGGGGTCGTCGATCGTGCTACCACCCCGAATGGTGGGCGCACCCCCGCCAACCGGCGGGAACTCGGTCACGGCGACCGCGCCGTCACGCGGAGCACTGAAAGACCAGCTCACCTCAACCTGCGGGTTGCCTTCACGGTCTATCTTGACCTCGTTGTTCTTCCGGTTGTCCGTGGCAACCTTCGTCTTGACTGTGACGGTCTTTCCGATGATCGCACGCGCCACCTGGTCAAGGGTGGGTCGCTGCTGCAAGACGGTTTCGTCCGTGATGCCGAACGCCTTCATGTTCTGCATGAAGATGTTGACCGTCTTCTCGGTCTGGTAGATCTTGTGATAGAACGTCGTCGGGCGCTTACCGGCGTGCTCACCTTCGGTGATCTTGAGACGGGTCTCGATGAAGGCATTGCCGTTCTGGTTCTCCCCGGCTTCGGCAGCCTCGATGCGGCACTGATAGACACCCACGGGGGCGACTTCGGTGTGTCCATTCTCCTTGGCCTTGGCGACCAGGACATCCCACGGGACAGTAGTCATGATTCGTAGTCCTTACTCCGGCACGAAACCGGGGAAGATTTGGCCCATCATCTCGGTGATGTTGGGGTTTTCGATGGTGTTCGACGTGAACCGGTCCTCGAAGTGCGAACCGGTGATGTACTGCGGATTTGGCTTGACCAGCAGGGACCGCACAAACGGGCTGTCAGCGGCAAGGATGCCGTCAACGTTCGGTACCTGCCTCACCTTGAGACAAGCCGTGGTGTTCATCCAGTACGCAATACCGTCTCGCAACGCGCCTTCCATGTTCGGGACGTATTTCCCGTCCTGAGTGCGAAGCTTGCCTTCGGCAGTGAACAACGCGACCCGAAGCGGGTTCCGAACGTCTTTCACCATGTCGCGAATCCGCTGGATCTTCTCGGACATGCGGGTCAAGAGCTGACCCCAGTCGGAATACTGCTGGTTGCCGGACTGGAAACCGGGCAGTGCCTCCTTGCACCGCTTCTGGAGTTGCGTCACCGAGTCAACCACGATCGACTGGAACGGGTGGTCAGGCTGGATAGTCCAACCGATCACCTGTTCAACGGTCTCCCAGCGAAGCACGTCAACGACGCAGATATCCCAGGTGCCGTCCGCCTTCGGCGGGGCCTCTTTCGGGTCCCACCAGACGACTCGGTAGGGCTGGTTCGGGTTGTTGGGGTTCTTACGCCCTTCGAACGCGTTCCAGGACCCTTCGGCGTCGAGCGCGAGCACCGGCCCGGGGCAGCTAGCCCCGAGTGTCGACTTACCGCGCTTGGTTTCGGCGTACACGAGAAACGTCGCGTTGTGACGTGGGTTTCTGTCTTCGGTCATTGCATCCTTCCTCTTTGTCTAGGTCTGAATTATATCATGACTCGCGCTGCGCCTGCCGTTCGGCTGCGTTGGCGCGGATCGCCTCATACCGCTGTTCCTTCGTGGGCTCGGTCCAGACATGCCAGCCTACCGGTGGTTTCCAGTACTGGCCGCAGTGCTGCGCCTTGCCGATACCACACCAGCGGCACGCGGACGGGTCACGCATCCTTGATCCCCTCCGCGTACCGGGCGAGCGGGTCACGCTCGCGGAACTCCTCCCGCACCATGTCCTCAGCTCGTGACCCATCGTCATACATTGGGCACAGCGTGAAGAACTGACACTTCCAAGAGCACGAGTCGTCGGGGCTCGGCTCCGCGATGTGCGCCTGCTCCTCAACCGTGGCGTCTTTGAGCAGTGCCTCAAGCTCGAAGATCTTCGTGATCTTCCGCTTCATGTGCAGCTCGTAGGACGCGATCTGGTCGTCGTTGTGGTTCACTTCGAACCGGTCATAGAACGGTGGTTTCGCCTGTTTGCCACGCTTGACCTTCTTGAGCACGTTGTACAGCGCCCCGTCACTCCACGTGCCTGCTGGTTGCGTCATGCGTTCCAACCAGCCGTAGTGCAGCATCTGCGGATTCATGTGCAACGTCGCGAGCGCGGAGGTGAGGCTTGCCGCGGTCTTGTGGTCAAGTAGGAGGTATACACCATCCATAACCCTTTTGACCCTTGCGTCCAGCTTGCCGACGACTTCGAACTCCCCGAACCGTTCCACGATCTCAGGCGCGAACTCCGAACCGCGGACCGACACGATCTCCTCGATAGCTGTGAACTCGATACCGGCGTCAACACCGGATTCGGCCACCCAATCGGCATAGCCTTCCAGCATGGCGCGTTCGAGTTCGCAGTCTTTGAGGTATGCCTTATGCACCTCTCCATCAGGGAACACCCCAAGCTCCA